ACACTGGCGAGTCCGGCGCCTGGGAGGCCGGCACTGACCCCGAGTCCGCCCCGGCCCCGGACTCGCCAGTGTCGCTGTGCGTCGACGTCTCCTGGGACCGCACACGCACCTATGTCGGCCTGGCCGCCTGGCGCCCCGACGGCGACCCGACCGTGGAGATCATCGCGACCCGCACCGGCACCGACTGGGTAGCGAAGTGGCTCACCGCCCCGGACCGCGACAGCGCCGTCAAGGCCGCCCCGGTCGTCGTGCAGGCCGCGGGCGCACCCGCGACCGGGCTGATTCCCGACCTGACCGAAGCTGGGATCACCGTCATCCCCTGGAAGGGCAGCGACCTGGGCGGTGCGACCGGCGACTTCTACGACCGCGTCCGCGCCGCCGTCGCAGGACCCGACGACGAGGGCGACGCCGACCTCGACGACGAGGACCAGGAGCCGGCCCCTGGCGTCTGGCACCGACCCCAGCAGGTCCTCGACAACGCCGCCGCCACCGCGGCGGCCAAACCCCTCGCGGACTCCTGGGTGGTCGACCGGCGCAACAGCCCCAACGACGCTGCGCCCCTCATCGCCGTCATCGGCGCCCTGTGGGGCCTCAAGGGCTGGGAGCCCCCGGCCGAATCCGCCTACGAGACCCGAGAGTTGGTGACCGTCTAGTGTTCTGGTTCCTGCGCACCATGGTGCGCCGCCGCGTCGTCGTGAACCTCGCCTCCGGGCGCGCCTTCCGCGGCATCCTGTGGGCCAAGCGCGGCCCGCTCCTGGTCCTGCGCGACGCCACCATGTACGAGCCCGGCGTCCCGCCGGTCGCCGTCGACGGCGAGACCGTCATCGAACGGCGCACCGTCGAGTTCATCCAGGTGCTCCCCGCCGCGGCCGCGGCGACACCCGCCGACGAGGCCGCCTGATGGCCTTCGTCGTCTCCGCTGGATCTCTGACCAGCCTCGACCGCGCGCAGCTGCCCGCGCCCTACTCCATTCAGCTCGGCGAGGGCCTGTACCGCCACTATGACGAGATCTGGCGGACCCAGCCCGCCGTGCGCACCGTCGTCGGGTTCCTCGCCCGCAACATCGCCCAGCTCGGCATCCAGGTGTTCCGGCGCCTCTCCGACACCGACCGCGAACGCCTCACCGACCACCCGCTCGCGCAGCTCCTGGCCAACCCGCAGCCCGGCTCCAAGATCACCCGCTACCGGCTGATCTACGGATGGGTCTCGGACCTCGGCATCTACGACAGCGCCGTCATGGTCAAGGTCAAGGGCGAGACCGAGCGCCCGGCCGGCCTGGTCCGCATCCCCCCTTCCAAAGTGGAGCCGATCGGCGACAGCTGGCTGCAGACCGAGAAGTACCGCATCAAGGGGTCCCGCGGGTACCGCGACATCCCCGCCGAGGACGTCCTCCACTCGTTCGGCTACGACCCGACCGATCCGCGCCTGGGCACATCGTCGATCGAGACGCTGCGCCGCATCCTCGCCGAGGAGCACGCCGCAAACACCTACCGGGAACAGATGTGGCGCAACGGTGCCCGTATCTCCGGCTACATCGAACGGCCTAAGGACGCGCCCGGCTGGTCCGAGACCGCGATGAAGCGCTTCGCCGCCGGGTGGCGCGCCCAGTACACCGGGACCGGGCCCGAGACCGGCGGGACACCCGTCCTCGAGGACGGCATGAAGTTCGTGCAAGCGAGCTTCACCCCCAAAGACGCCGAGTACATCTCCGCGCGCAAACTCACGCGCGAGGAGGTCGCCGCGGCGTACTTCATCCCGCCGCCCATGGTTGGGATTCTGGAGCACGCCACGTTCTCCAACATCAAAGAGCAGCACACGAACCTCTACCAGGACACCCTCGGGCCCTGGCTCAAAATGATGAAAGAGGACATCGAACTGCAGCTCCTGCCCGACCTGGACGACAGCACCGACGTCTACTGCGAGTTCAACCTCGACGAGAAGATGGCCGGCTCCTTCGAGGAGCAGGCCCAGGCCGCCTCGACCGCAGTCGGCGGCCCGTGGATGACCGTCAACGAGCAGCGCGCCCGCCGCAACCTCCCCGAGGTCGACGGCGGCGACGAGCTCATCGTCCCCCTCAACGTCACCACCGGAGGCCAGGCCTCACCGCGCGACTCCGCGCCGCCGCCGAAGGGCACCCGCACCGGCCACGGCCGACGCGTGCGCTTCGTCGACGTCAAGGCACGCGCTGACGATCACACCGACGCCGTCACCGCCACGCTCGCCAAGTTCTTCGAACGCCAGGGCAACGTCCTGGCGTCCGCCGTCGGTGCGGCCACCTCGCCCGCCGTCGACGCCACCGACATCTTCGACCAGCACCGCTGGGACGACGAGCTCACCGCCGACCTGCTCGACGTGGCCCTCGTCGTCTCCGCCGCCGCCGGCCGCGCCGCCATGGCCGACCTCGGCCTGGCCGAGGACACCTACGACACCGCCCGCACCGAAGGCTGGCTCGCCTCGCACGCGTCCGGCGTCGCCTCCCGCATCAACGCCGGGACCCTCGCGATGCTCGCCGCCGAGATCGCCGTCGACGCAACCGCCGCCGTCGTCAAGGCCCTGTTCGCAGGGTTCGTCGACCACCGCGCCGCCGCCGAAGCCACCGAAGAGATCACGGTGATCTCCGGCTTCGCCGCCATCGAGGCCGCGAAGGCGACCGGCAAGCCGATGGTCAAGACCTGGAAGACCCGCTCGAAGGACCCGCGGCGCTCGCACGCCTCCGTCAACGGCGAGACCGCCGCCGTCGGCGACCTCTTCTCGAACGGGGCCCGGTGGCCGGGCGACTCCCTACTGCCGGCCGCCGAACGCGCCGGATGCACCTGCGACATGGAGATAGGACCCGCCTGATGCTCATCAAATCGCTGCCCGCGCAGATCAAGGCAGTCGGCGACGGCGCGCCCGAAGGCGTGGTCGAAGCCATCATCGCCGCGTACAACATCGACGACGTCGGCGACAAGATCATCCCCGGCGCCTTCGAGAAGGACCTCGCCGCGTGGCAGGCCTCAGGCGACCCGATCCCCTTCGTGTGGTCGCACCAGCACAACGACCTCGACGCCCACGTCGGCGAAGTGCTCGAGGCCAAGGAGATCGACGAGGGCCTGTACGTCAAGGCGCAGCTCGACATGGACGAGCCTTCCGGGCGGAAGCTATGGAAGCTCCTCAAGGGACGGCGTATCCGCAAGTTCTCCTTCGCCTACGACATCAAATCCGCCGGCTGGGCCGAGAAAGACGGCAAGGAGTTCTTCGAGCTGCGCGAGCTCGGGATCTTTGAGGTCGGCCCGACCCTGATTCCCGCCAACCCGCAGACCGACCTGATCGCAGCCAAGGGCGCCGCCGGCGGCGGCGCGGCCGCGATCCAGGAGCTGCACGACAAGACCTGCGGTCTCGGCGCCAAGTGCGCCAAGGCCGAGGACACCACCGACACCGACCGCAAGGCCACGCGAGACGACGGACCGGCCAAGGACGAGACCCCCGCGGGTAAGTCCGAGGAGCCCATCCGCCGCAGCCCCGCCTCACTCGTGCTGTCGATCGATACCGAACTGATCGATACCCCATAAGGAGGGGCTACCACATGAACAAGCTCGCAGAGCTGCAGGAGCGGCTCAAGGCCACGCTCACGCCCGCCCGCGACATCGCCGCCCTCGCCGAGAAAGAGGGCCGCGACTTCACCGCCGACGAGAACGACAAGATCAAGGCCGCGCTCGCCGAGGCAAAGGACATCAAGGCCGACATCGCCAAGGCGAAAGACGAGAACGCCGTCCGGGACGCGCTGAAGTCCTTCGGCGACGAGCTCGGCTTCGAGCCCGGCCGCCAGGGCGACCAGCCCGACGGCTCGGGCCTGATCACGCCGTCCAAGTCGATCGGCGCGCACTTCGTCGAGTCCGATGCCTACCAGGCCATGCTGCAGTCCGCGCCGAACGGCCGGTTCGGCGAGAAGATGCGCGTCCAGTCCGCGCCGGTGGGATTCAAGACGCTGATCACCGGTGCGTCGCCCACGTCGGCCGGCGCTCTGGTGACCCCGGAGCGGACCAACATCATCGAGATGCTGGGCCGTCCCCCGCTGACCGTGCGCAACCTCGTCTCGGTCCGCCAGACCGGGTCCGACACCGTCGAATACGTCCGCCAGACCTCGCGCGTCAACGCCGCGGCGCCGGTCGCCGAGGCCACCGCGACCACTGGCGCCAACGGCGTCAAGCCGGAAGGAGGGTTCGCGCTCGAGGTCGTCCCCGAGACGGTCAAGACCCTCGCCGAGTGGATCCCCGCGACCAAGCGGGCCCTCTCGGACGCGGCGCAGCTGCGCAGCCTGATCGACGACGAGCTCCGCGGCGACCTCGCCGAGCTCGAGGAAGACCAGATGCTCAACGGCGACGGCACCGGCGAGAACCTCCGCGGCATCCTGCAGACCCCGGGCATCCAGACGCAGGCGTACTCCGCGACCGTCGCCGGCCTCGACCCGCTGCTGGAAACCACGTTCATGGCCCGTACCAAGGTGCGGACCGTGGGCAGGTCGCAGCCCAACGCCTACATGTTCAACCCCGCCGACTGGGAGAAGATCCACCTCGCCCGCCTGGCGAAGAACCCCAATAACGAGGCGCAGGCCGGCGCGTTCATGACCCTGCACGGCCTCCCGGTCGTCGAGTCCGAAGCGGTCGCCGCCGGCGTCGGCCTCGTCGGCGACTGGCGACGGGCTGTGGTCTGGGACCGCGAGCAGGCCTCCGTGACGATCAGCGACAGCCACGCGGACTTCTTCATCCGCAACATGGTCGCCGTGCTCGCCGAGGAACGGCTGGCCTTCGGCGTCACCCGCCCGTCCGCGTTCGTCTCGATCGACCTCACCGAGCTGTGAGCCTGACGGGCGCGACGTCGCCGCGCTGTCCCCTGTGCGGCGACCCACGCCACGCCTGCGGGGATCCCAGCGATGTCGTGCCCGTCGACCAGCGCATCGAAAGGAGCAACACCACCATGGCGAAACTCGACCGCTACAACGTGACCATCAACGGTCACAAGACCATCATGCAGCTGACCGAGGCCAAGGCGAAGGAGATGGGCGGCGAGCGCTACGTCCCGCCGGAGCCGACGCCCAAGCCCGAGGACCAGGCCGCCGTCATCACCGGCCTGCAGACCGAACTCGACGACGCCAACGCAGAGATCGAGCACCTGCGCGCCGAACTCAAGTCCGCCGCCAAGACCGAGGCCACCGCCGAGGGCGAGACCGAAGCGGCCGTGACCGACACCGCGGCCGAGGACACGACGAAGGCGGCCCCGGCGCCGGCCAACAAGTCGCGCACGGCCCGGAACAAGGGGCAGTAGGGATCATGGCACCGCTGGCGGGCGTCCTCGACTGGCCGAACTACACCTCGGCGCCGATGCCGGGTAACGCCGAGCACCTCCTCGAGGCCGCCTCCGGCGTGATCCGCACGTACGTGGAGTGGTCGATCAGCCGCGAGATCGTCGTCGACGCCCGCCTCGACAGCCCCGGCGGCACGCTCCTGCTGCTGCCGACCCTGCTGCTGGTGTCCGTTCAGGAGGTGGCCGTCGACGGCACGGCGGTCACCGACTACGACTGGTCGACCCTCGGCATGCTCGAGCGGGCGGCCGGGTGGCCGGCGGGGTTCGGGCGCCTCACCCTCTCCTACACGCACGGGTATGAGACCACCCCGGCCGAGATCAAGAGCTACACGGTCAGCGTCGCCGCGGCCGCGGCCGCTTCGGTCGCGGGCAAGGTCCAGGAGTCCATCGGCGACTGGTCGGCGACGTACGCCACCGTCGAACGGGTCTTCGGCTCCATGGGCAAGACGGTCCTCGATCGGTACCGGCGCAAGGCATGAGCGCGATCACGCACCTGCTCAACCGCACACTCGGCCATCGGCGCCCGGCCGCCACCGCGGACGGCGCCGGCGGCTCGACAACCGCCTGGACCGGCCTCGGCCCTATCCCGTGCCGCACCTCGCAACCGTCCGCTACCGAGCGGCTGTACGCCGCGCAGGCCGAGGCCGAGCACAGCCAGCCAATCTACTTCGAACCCGACGCCGACGTCCGCAAGGGCGATGAGCTGGTCGACGCCGGCGACGTGTGGCGCGTCGCGGCCACCATCCGCCCCTCTCAAGCGCAGTACCTGCGTGCTGACTGCGAGCTGATCCAGACGCGAGGTGATCCGTGATGGCCCGTTCCACCTACACGATCAAGGTCACCAACTCCACCAAGCTCAAGCGGCAGCTCAAAGAGCTACCGGAGGAGCTGCGCACGGGCATCCGCAAAGCCGTCAGGTCCTCCGCGGCCGCCGTCCGGGCCGACGCCCGCAAGCGCGTGCGCGTCGACACGGGCGACCTGCGGCGGTCCATCCGGTACAAGACCGACCGCGACGGCCTCGGCGCCGTCGTCAAGGTCCACGAGTACTACGGCCACTTCATCGAGTTCGGGACGTCCTCGATCCCGGCGGAGCCGTTTCTGCGGCCCGCGGCCGAGGCCGAGCGCAAGCAGTTCCCGAGCCGCATCAGCGACGACGTACGGAAGGCGCTGGGGCTCAAGTGATCGCCGATTCACCCGCCGAACCGATCCAGGTGGCCGTCTTCGTCCGAGCTTCCACCGATGCGGCCCTCGCCACGCTCGGCGCTGCGGTCGTCGACGACACCGACGGCGCGCCCTACCCGTATGTGTCCATCGGCGAGGGCACCGAGACGGCCGACAACGCACACGACCAGTTCGGCCGCGACTCGACGATCACGCTCCACGTCTGGTCGTCCGAAAGCGGATTCCAGCAGGCGAACCGGATCGCGAATCGCCTCGTCCAGCTCTTCGACCACCAGCCGCTGACCGTCGAGGGGCACCGGGTGGTCGCCGTCCGGGCGCTTACCCTCACCCGCCTCCTCGACCCGCGCGAGCCGTTCGTTAGGCACGTCGCCGTGCCGTTCCGCGTCGTGACCGCCCAGCAGACCTAACACCCACGAAGGAGGAGCAATGGCTGCACTCGACACCATCACAGCAACCGCGGCCCTACCGCTCGCCGACCTCGCCGGCGCGCTCGACCCCGCCGACGCGCTCGGTGACACCGCGCAGATCGGGCCCGGCCAGGTCTTCGTCATGCACAACAGCGCCGGGGTGACGCGCACTGCCACGATCGCCACCCCAGGCACCCACAAGGGCATGGCCGTTGCCGACGGCCAGCTGATCGTCCCTGCCGGCGACATCGGCCTGATCCCCCTCGGCGACATCTTCCGCGGCGCGAACTCGCGCGCCGCGATCACCTATGACGACCCGGTCGGCCTGACCGTTGGCGTCTTCCAGATCGGAGGCTGAACATGAGCGGCAGAGACGCATTCGGAACACAGTTCAAAAGGGACACGACCGGCGCCGGCGTGTTCGCCGCGATCGCCTCGATCACCGACATCTCTGGGCCGGAGCGGTCCCGCGAGGAAATCGAGGTCACCGCGCACGACAGCCCCGACGGGTACAAGGAATACGTCAAGGGCCTGAAAGACGGTGGGGAAGTGACGCTGACGCTGAACTACGACCCCGGCCAGTCCACGCACCGGGACCTCGACGGGGACTTCGAGGAAAAGGACCTGCGCGCCTACCAGGTCGTCGTCCTGCCCGGCGATGCCGACCAGCTCACGGTCCAGTTCAACGGCCTGATCACCTCGATGGGCGAGGAATACCCCATCGACGACAAGATGGAAATGGAAGTCACCTTCAAGATCTCCGGCAAGCCGACCCGCACCTACGCGGGGGCCTGACGTGGAAAACGAAAAGCGGTTCCTCACCAAGGCCGAGATCAAGGCCGTCAAGGACATCGAGATCGACGAGCTGTACGTCCCCGAGTGGAAGGGGTGGGTTCACGTCCGTGGCCTCAACGGCACCCAGCGGGCCCTCATCAACGGCACCGCCATCGCCACCCGCGGCGTCGACGTCAGCCTCAAAGCCGACGCGCTCGCCGAGCAGCAGCTGCGCATCGCGGCCGCCTGCCTCGTCGACGAGGACGGCAAGCAGTTCTACTCCATCAAGGAGTTCGCCGAACTCGGCGAGAAGTCCGCCGGGGCCGTGCAGCGCGTGTACGAGAAGGCCTCCGAGCTGTCCGGCACCAAGCCGGACGCAGTCGAGGAGACGGCGGAAAACTCCGACGCCGCCCAGAGCGAAAGTTCCTCCTGAGGCTCTGCCTCGACATGGGAATCCCGTCGGTCCGCGAACTCCTCCAGCGAGTGACCTCAGCCGAGATCACCGAGTGGATGGCGTTCGAGAAGATCAACGGTCCTCTGGGCGGCCAACGTACCGACTACGCCGCCGCACTCATCACCAAGGCCATCTACGACGTCAACACCAAGAAACGCAAGCGACGCAAGCTGACCGACTTCCTCCTGAAGTGGGGCAGCGGCCGCCGTCGCCCGCGCACCGCCGCCGAGATGAGCGAACGAGTCCTCGCCGCATTCGGATTCACCAGCGACACCGACGAGGGGAGGTAACCGCCCATGGCAGGTGTGCTCGAAGAGCTCATGGTCAAGATCGGCGCCAACACCAAGGACGCCGAGAAGAAGATCGGCGGCTTCCAGAAGTTCGTCGACGGCGCCATGGACAAGATCGCCGGAGCCGGAGCACTCGCCGGTGCCGGCCTCACCGCCTCCTTCGCGGAGGCGATCGGCCAAGAGGCGACCTCCGATCTCATGGCCGCCCAGCTCGACCTGACGACGGCCGAGTCCGAGCGCGCCGGCGACGTCGCCGGCGACCTCTTCGCGAACGCCTACGGCCAGTCTTTCGGAGAGGTCAACGAGGCACTGCGCGGCGTGATCGCCCAGACCGGCGAGCTGGGCGACATCTCCGACGCCGAGCTGTCCGGCCTGGGCGCCAACGCGCTCGACCTCGCCAAGATCCTCGGCACCGACGTCGTCCGTGTGACGCAGGTGGCCGGCCAGGCCGTCAAGCACGGCCTGGCCGACAACATGGAAGACGCCTTCGACCTCATCGCCGCCGCCAGCCAGGAGACCATGCCGGGCCTCCAGGAGGACCTCCTGGACGCGGCCGACGAGTACGCCAAGTTCTTCGCCGACATCGGGCTCGACGGCGAACGGGCCTTCGGCATCCTCGCCACCGCCTCGCAAGACGGCATGCATGGCATCGACAAAGCAGGCGACGCGGTGAAAGAGTTCACGATCCGCGCGACCGACATGTCGACCACCTCGGTGGCTGCGTTCGACCTGATCGGTCTCGACGCGCAGACCATGGCCAACGACCTGCTCGCTGGGGGCGACACCGCAGCTGGGGCGTTCGACACCATCGTCTCGGGGCTGCTCGGCATCGAAGATCCAGCCGACCGCGCGAACGCCGCCATCGCGCTGTTTGGCACCCCGCTCGAGGACCTCTCCGTCACCGAGATCCCGACCTTCCTTTCTGCGCTGACCGACGCCGGCGGCGGCCTCGGCGACGTCGCCGGCGCCGCCGACGACGCCGGAGCGACGCTCAACGACAACGCCTCGACCGGGCTTCTCACCTTCGCCCGCACACTCCGCACCGACGTGATCGCCAACCTGGAACCCCTGCTCCCGATGCTGACCGGGCTCGCAGCGTTCCTGACCCCGCTGACACCGCTGCTGCTGGGCATCGCCGCGGCGCTCGGACTCATCGGCATCGGCCTCGCGATCTACAAGGCCGCCCTCATCATCGCCACCGTCGCCCAGTGGCTCTTCAACGCGGCCCTCTGGGCGAACCCCATCACCTGGATCATCATCGCCATCATCGCCCTGATCGCGATCGTGGTCCTGATGGTCATGTACTGGGACCAGATCGTCGCTGCCCTCGGCGTCGCGTGGGCATGGATCAAGCAGGGCGCGTCGGACCTAGCCAGCTGGGTCGTTGATGCGTTCTGGTCCATAGTGGATGGAGTGGCGTCCGGCCTGTCGTCCATGGTCGGCTGGATCGGCGACAAGTGGGCGGCCGGGGTCGCGCTGGTCAGGGCCGCGATCGCCGCGATCGGCGGCTTCCTATCCGGCATGTGGGACGGGATCACCCAAGGACTGAAATCAGCGCTGAACGGTGCGATCGGCCTGATCAACAGCGCGATCGGTGGAATCAACACGCTCATCTCCGGCGCAAACCAGGTACCTGGTGTGTCGATTCCGTCCATCCCGAAGATCCCGATGCTCGCCGACGGCGGCATCGTCACCGGACCCACGCTCGCCATGATCGGCGAGGGCGCCAACGACGAGGCCGTAGTCCCGCTGCCGCGCGGCGCCCGCAGCCTCACCGAAGGCGGCGGCCAAACCGACATCTATCTCCACTTGGAGAGCGACGACGAAGACCTGTTGCGGCGCATCCGCCGAACCGTCCAGGTCCGCGGCGGCGGCAACGTCCAACTCGTGTTCGGATCAGGGAGGGTCTAAGTGGCGAACCACGCCGTCGAGCTGTACTACGACCAGGGCTGGCACGACATCACCGCCGACGCGCGCGAGTCCGCGGTCATCGGGATCACCCGCGGCCGCCGCGACTGGGCGTCGAGCACCGACGCGGCCACCTGCAAGCTGAGGGTCAACAACGGCGCCAGCAAGGTCGCGCCTGGCGTCTTCGGTCGGTACTCGATCCGCAACCCGCTCAGCGACCTATGGGGCAAGATCGGCCGCAACACTCCTATCAGGATCCGGGTCGGGCCTCGCCGCGGCTACCTGTGCACGTACGGGACCATCGACCCGTACATGTACGCCTCCACCCCCGACCACGCCAGCCTCGACATCGGCGGCGACTTCGGGGTCGAGGTCGAGCTGGAGCCCGCGTCGTGGCGTCAGAGCGCTCCGCGAGGGTTCCGCGGCATCGCCCGCAAATACCACCAAACCAGCGATCAGCGATCATGGTCGATCCGGATCAGCCCGGAGGGCATTCCCCGGTTCACGTGGTCGACCGACGGCACCGCCCCCTCGCTCATCGAGGTGCCGGCGACCGTCCCGGTGCCGACCGACCGGCGCATCCGCGCCCTCGGCATCGACTTCAAGGGCGACAACGGCGCGGGCGGGCACACCGTCACGTTCAAGATCGCCGACGGTATCGACGGCACCTGGGACCAGCTGGGCGACCCGTTCATCGGCGTCGGTGTCAGCTCGATTTTCCCCTCCACGGCGTCGGTCGAGGTGGGCCGGACCGGCCCGTTCGGCAGCCCCGCCGATCCTTACATCGGACGCGTCTACGCGCTCCGCCTGTACAACGGCGGCCTCGGCGGGACCCTCGTCGCCGACGGCGACTTCAGGGAACTGGAGCCCGACACCGCGAGCTTCACCGACAGCGTCGGGCGGCTCTGGACGGTCCAAGAGGCCGGCTTCGTGCGCGACGCCTCCCTGCGATTCAGCGGCGAGGTCGCCTCCTGGCCGATCCAATGGGACCTGTCCGGCGCCGACCTGTGGGCCGACCTCGAGGCTGCCTCGATCCGCCGCCGCCTCGAACAGGGCGGCAACCTGAAATCGAGTCTGTACCGGGACCTGTCGATCAGGGAGAACGTGGTCGCCTACTACCCCATGGAAGAGCCCGCCGGCGCGGATCGGTTCGCCTCGGGCCGGGTCGGCGACTTCACCTATCTGCGCCCCGACAACCCCGCACAGGTCAATATGGCGGCCTCGGACGTGTTCGTCGCGAGCGACAAGCTGCCGACGCTCGGCGACACCATCGTCCAGGGCACGCTGCCGTCCTATACTCCAGACGCTGCCCAGCGGATGGTGTTCC